GCTTTGTAGGTTATACCATTCCGGTGGAGTATATGCTGATGTTGACTTAGTGCCTTATTTAGTAATAGATGATATTATTTCAGAAAACCCAGATGTTACTTGGTATTCTTGTAAATCTATTTGTCATGGCCAAATTTTCCAAGCATTTATACTATCACCGAAACCTAAAAATCCATTAATGTTAATAATGATTATATCTTTTTTAAGGAATAATCCTTTTTCTTATAGCATCGGTCCGTGTTATGATATGTATGCCTGTCTTGCACAACACTGCAATATTTCGCCAGATCGCAAATTAAGTATTAATGAAGTAAAACTAAAAATAGAAATCGGTACATCTGATTTATTAATAAAAGCAATTCCATTATATTATTTTCCAGATGATGTAAATTATAAAATAGTCTTGTGTCCATCACAGCACCAAGATACCTTTTATTTTAAGATTGCAAATAATATGTTATTAGTTAGACGTATGGACATGTCGACAGGCTGGGGTCATTGTCATTCATGTTTTATTATTATTACGTCTAAAGAATCTATTTATCTTTTTGAAGAAAAAGGCACAGGACATAATTCTGATTGCACTGTTTCTTATAAAAATAGACGAATATTAGATAGCCGTGATCATGAATATCATATAAATCATGGTTGGTAATATTGGTATGCGTTAATAACTATATTATTATAACATGTTATAATTTATATCATGAATAAAACCATTTATATGACATATAAAAAAGAAATTCCATCGAAGGTATTTAGAAGATGGGATGAGTTAAATCCTGGCTATAAAATAGAACTAAGCCTAAATGATGATTGCTATAAGTTTCTTAGAGAGAATTTTAACGAATACGTTGCATGGTTATTTATGCAAATCCCAGAAGGGGCAAACAAAGCAGATTTATGGAGGCTTTGCAAGTTATACATATGTGGAGGAGTATATGCTGATGTTGACTTAGTTCCATTAGTATCACTAGATAAAATATTTAATGAAAATCCCGAAGTTACATGGTATTCATGTTTATCAGGGCCAACTCATGGAATTTTTCAAGCATTTATTGCTTCGACAAAACCTAAAAATCCGTTATTGTTATCAATGATTATTTCTTTTTTACAAAATAATCCATTCAGTAATTTCCTCGAACCAACTTTTGATATGCGAAATTGTCTTAATGATAATTTTCAAAATGTTCTGCCAAATATTAAGATGACAACAAGCGAAGTAAAAATAAAAATTAATTTTGGTAATTCAAGTGCTATTGTTAAAACAGTTCCATTGCATTATTTTCCAGAAGATGTGCAATATTATGTGCGATTATGTCCAACGCATTATGGAGATACTTTTGAATTTAAAATTTCATCAAATATGTTATTTATAAGAAGAACTGACAAAAATCATGGTTGGAATCACTCACATTCATGCATAATAAATATTAGAAGCGACGAATGTGTTTATCTATTCAATGAGTCTTCTAATGTAGCCCATGATAAATATGGCGTTTATTATAAAAATCAAAGAATATTAGATAGCCGTGATCCAGAATATTGTGCAAATGGTGGCTGGTGAGTTGAGTTGAGTTATCTCTTATAATTATTTTTTATTAACAAAAGTTTTAATAAAAAATAATACATATTGCGATGTAATGCAATGCAATGCAATGCAATGCAACGTAATTAGTTAGAGTAAGCAAGGCCACCCATGCCAGACATAATACGAAGGACGTTATAGTTAACCGCGTATACCTGGATGTTTCCACTATGGGCGGTAGATCCATCGGCATAGGCAAGGGTCATCGACAGAGTCGCGTTGTCGATACGCGAGAAGTTGCACGAACCGCTTGGCTGGTGCTCCTCCGGCTTAAGCGCGAAGTTATACTGGTTAAGACCTGGATACCTTCCTCCGCCAGTGTTGTGGTAGTAGTTCTCAACAAGCGAGAAGTAGTTTCCGTCGCGCTGGGCATATCGATCATGGCCGTTAAGTTGCAACTTGGAAGTGCGAACTGGGTTCCTCGAATGGACTGGCTCTACTGAATAGTATTCGTCCTCTGGCTCAGATGGACGATCGGTATAATTGGAAAGCCAGTTGTTGTCAAGATAGGTGCCCTCTTGGGCATACCAGTATAAAGCCTTGACTGGATGATTGAAGGTAAGTTTGACCTGTTGGGTAGAGGTGGTAGTGGTGAACGATGCGGAGTTTACCTGCAACTGCTCAATAAGGTATTCGTGAGATACCTGGGCGAATCGGCGACGCTCATCGGTATCAAGGAATACGTAGTCGATCCACAGTGAAGCAGACTCGAGGTGGAGGTTCGACAGAGGGGTGAACGACTCGGCGGGGCCGTGGTGGTATAACGTGTTCGACGCGGCGAAAGTCAGGTTAATCTTGACTTCGTGGTATTGCAGGGCAATGAGTGGAAGGGAAAGACCAACATTGCGGCAGAACCAGAACTGCAGCGGGATGTATAACTTGACAGACTCCTTCTCAGACTGGTTCCAAACGTTAAGGGAAAGGCCATCAGAGTGGACAGTGCCAGTGCGATCCCAGATGGGATAGTTGCCAACCATCTTATCGTAAGTCGACCTAAGACCAGTAGGAACAGTAAGCGATGCCCAGATGTTAAGCCAGTCGCCATAGTGCTTGTCAATCTCCTGGCCACCAATCTCGACGTTAACGTCAGCAATAAGGTGGTTTCCAACATCGTCAACCCACTTAAACGAACCACCGTCGGTAACAACGGCAGGAAGAACTGCCTCAAGGGTTACACGGTTAATAAGATCTCCACTGCGGGCAACTACACAAGAAACACGCTTGCCGAAATCAGCGGCGCCGTTAAAGACCTGTTCAATAGATTCAGAAGCGAAGTTAGTATGTCTGCGGTATACCACCTTGAAATAGGTAATCATTGGGTTACCAGTAAGGTAGATATCCTGTGCGCCATAAGCAACCAATTGCATGAGACCGCCCGCCATTTTATATTATATAATAATGGCAATATATTATTTTTTTAAAAATAATTATTTTAAATAATTAATTAATTTATTAATAATCTGGTATAATTATTTAAACGCATATGAAAAAAAATATTGCAAATCTTCCTACATTAAGTATAAAACATAATGAAATTATTACTGATATAAAACAAAAAGAACGCGGAATTCCTGAATTAAATGCTAAGAAAAAAAGATTAATTGATGCAAATGAAGCATTGTCTTCTTATATTAATTATGAAATAAGTGCGGAATACCTAAAAAACATTTCTAAGATAGAAAAAATTGATGAGGAAATTGCTAAAATAAAAAAGATGCGCCTTGACTATTTTATAAAAAACGCCGATGTTATTTTTATGTATAACGAACTAGATAAAACAAATTTAGTAATGACGCCCATACCATCAATGTCAACAAGCGAAGATATTATAAAATGTCCACAAACTAAACCCGCTTCTAATAATATTTTTTTAAGTAATAATTGTTTTAAAAATAAAACTGGAAAGGTTTCTGAAAGTTATTCAGGAACTAGTTCTATTTCAAAGGCAGATCTCCTTAAAAAATATTTATTAAATAATGACCCTGATTATAACCATTTATTCCAATATATTGACGAAGAACAACCTGTTAAAATATGTAATGCTAAAATAAATAAAAATACTTATTGTTATAAATGTGACAGGTATCGCGATTTAAATGAACATGAAGCAAAGTTATATTGTTATAACTGTGGCGAAAGTGTTCCAGTGATACTTGAAAGTGATAAACCATCATCTAAAGATTATCCTATAGAAACGCGCCATTATGAATATAAGAAATTTAACCATTTTTGTTATTGGCTTGCGAAGATCCAAGGCAAAGAAAGTTGTGATATCCCTAGAGAAGTAATAGAAACAATTAAGACTGATTTAAAACGGGATAAAATAACGAATTTAAGTCTACTTAATGAAACAGATATTAAAGAATACCTCAAGAAGTATAAAAATATCGGATACGAAAAATATTATAATCATACAATTTTTATTTTAATGGAAATAACTGGAATCCAACCAATAATATTATCGTTAGAACAAGAACGGGAATATAAAATGATGTTCATAATAATACAAGAATTATATGAACTTTATAAACCAGATGACCGCTCAAACTTTGGATCTTATTCATACATTATTTATAAATTTGCACAGTTGCGCGGTGATGTTGAAATAATGAAAAAAATGAAGTTACTTAAATGCAAAGAAAAACTACATAATTTAGATGTAATATGGCAAAAAATTTGCAATCATTTAGGCGGTGCTGAAAAAGGTTGGAGATATATACCGACGTATTAAGAATTACATTTATTCTAATATGGGGGTTGGAAATATATATTGGAATAAGTTTATTTTGAAATAATAATTTATTATATTAGTATAAATGGAAACTAGAACATATGAAGATAATATAAAAACTCAGGGACGCCCGATTCCTGGAATAGATTATGGAATTAATATGGTATCGCGCAAAAAGAATTATGACGAAGACGGCAACTCTTTGGATGATTATTCAGAAGATATAGATATTGGTAACGACCGTGAAAGCCCAACGCCTTCTGTTAAATCATATAGGACAAACACAAATGCATCTAATTATGGAAATAATAAATTAGATTCTCCTCGCGTCTCTGAATATTCTCAGAATAGTCGCAGAAATTCTCCTATTGGTGGATATTCAAGCGCTGGTGCGGGAATGGGCTCGGGAATAGGAACCGGAATAGATGACAACGAAAAAGATAAACACTCTTCGCATTCTTCGCGGGAAAATCATCCGCAACCTACATGGCTAAATGACCGCAATTTCATGGGAGAATATGATGATGATAAAACATTATCGGGCGATGGTGATGGCGATGGCGGATTAGATAATGAAACAGTCATTGAACCACCAAAGATGACCTTTGCGGAGATACAACGGGCAAAAGAGGACTACATTGCGAAACTTGCAAGGTTGGAAAGCAAGGGCTACCGTTCTGTAAAAATATATTCTCTTACTTCTGAACTAAAAGATATTGAAGAAGCATACAATAAAACTTATTCACAGTATTCATGTGACAAAGCAATTAAGTTTCAAGGGAAAATTCTAATAGGAGTAGTTGGGTTTATTGAGGGACTTAACAACAAATATGATCCTTTTAATATTTATTTGACTGGATGGTCAGAAGCATTATACGAAAACCTTGACGAGTATGAAGAAGTATTTGAGGAGTTATACGAAAAATATCAGGAGCAATTCGAAATGATTTCCCCGGAAATAAGGCTTTTCGGAATGGTTGTTATGAGTGGTGTAATGTTTCATTTTTCCCATGCGGTTATCGCAAAAGCAAAGAAAATGATGCCTGGGTTTGATACTGTAATGAACGAAAATCCTGAGTTGAAGAAGCAATATGTAGCGGCGGCGGCGAAACAGGGCATGCCTGTTGGTTCTGGTGGTTCTGGTGGTTCTGGTGG